CTTTCGCGTCGTTGCAGCCCTTCCCGACCTCAAGGGCCGAAATAGGCTGGTACTCATCCTCGAACGGCCAATAGAGGAGCCCTCTTAGCACCCCTCCTCTTCCTCCCGCCTCCAGGCGTCAACCCGCGCCAGCAACTCACTCTGTTCCTTCGTGAGTTTGCCATCCTCATAGGTTCTACATGCCTGCCGGTACGCCCGACAGTCCATGATCGCTCTCACCGTTTCCCAGTCCTCCCGTTCCATGTCACTCGGAAGGCAGTTGAATGCCTCGCACAATGCGCTCAGGATGTCCGGGTACGGCTGCGGCGCCTCCCCTTCGAGGTGCTTGTCGAGGGCAAGGAGGACGCTTTTGGGCTGATGGCCGCAATCTCGTTGAACCGGGTAAGAATCGTCTGGGCGACGGACGCCTTGATGTTGGCGATGTTCTCGGGCGTCAACGGTATGGGCTCGCTCCAGGCGGTTATCACTGCCTCAAGGATGCCAAGGGTCGCAGCCGTCAGTCCCTTGTCCGTCACTTCGGCGATGACGCAGGCTTGCTTGACAGGCAAGGTCACGAGGACCTCAACCCACTCCCCGTCGCCGAGATCGATCCGTTCTGTCTTCCCGTCAGCCAATAGGCTCACGAGTCACCTCCTACGGGTGGTGGTGCGTCACTGCCCCAATTGCGACGATATCGTAGGTCTCCTCGACCAAAGCCGAGATGTCGCCGCCCTGGTCGCTCAGTGCCGCCATGCCGCTCCAGTACCAGTAGTCACCCGTCGCGGCCCGGTCGGCGTACCAGTAGAACTTCAGGGTCGAATGGGCGACAGCCGCATCCTCCAGGACAAAGGCCGCGTCGTCGTACCACTTGGTCAGGGTGCCCTTGAAGTCATTGATGCCGACTTTGTAGGTCTTGTAGGTGTCGCCCCAGGACGTGTCCTCCAGCATCTCCGGGGGCATACTCATTTTGAAGCCGCGGCCCTCGGCGATGGGGCTGGCATTGGTGACCCCAGCGTAGAGTTGCTGGTTTCGTGCTGATAGTGTGCCCATGATCTCCTCCTTCTCAACCTATGATTGAGAGTGCTTCCTTCATCCGGTTGGCGAACGTGTGGGGCTGGACAGCCTCGTGCTGCTTCGCGGCAAGGTCCGCCCGTTCCTCTGGGTTCGCCAGATAGTAGCGCACGAGGGCGCCGAGTTCGGCCGGCGTGCCGAAGGTGGGCACGCTGCCATTGAACACATCATGGAGTTCTGGCCGCTCGCCATCACTCACCTGAAAGACGCCACAGCCCGCTAACTCATAAGAGCGCGGCCCGAGGGAATAGGCCGCACCGGGCTTGATGCATGAACCCTTGCGGTAGTAGGTATCGATGCGGTGAAGTTGGAGGCCGATGCGTGAGTGGCGGTAGAGGTCGATCGTCTCAAGGTTCGGCACGATGCGTGTCTCAAGATGGGCACGTAGCGGCGCCGCCTTCGGCACATGCTTCCAGAAGCCGAAGGCCCTGAAGTCGATGCCCGTCCAGTCCACGGCCTCCAGGAACCGGCGCCGGGCCGGGAAGCCGGTCCCGATAAAGACGACATCGTGCTCCGGTTCCGTCTGAGCGGGCTGGTGTCGAGTCGGGTCATAGGCGTGGCCTAGGTAGAATGACCGCGGGTTCCGTTCCCGCCACCGCTCAACGCTGTTCTGGTCGCACAGGAAACAGTAGTCAAAGAGTGGCGCCCGCTCAATCCACACATCATCTTCATAGGGACACTCCGTCATGTAGCCAGCGGTCTTGATCCCGTCGCGGTGTAGGAGGCGCAGGATGATACTGTGGACATGCATGGGCGCTACCATCCACACAAGGTCAGCCTCAAGCGCCCGCGCCGTCACGTAGATGCTCTCGCCGGCCATGATGTAGAGTTTCTCCTTGAAGTCCTCACCTAGCTTCTTGTGTCGCTTCGCCCAGTTGTAGAACTCACTCCAAGTCCGCAGCCGCTTGCCGTAGTCGAAGGCGTGAACATCACAGCCGTTGGCGGCAAGGCCAGCGACGTGGCCCTCATAGACATCCCAGGTGCTGTAGTACGCAGCGGGACCAACGGCGAGAACCTTCACGCGGCCCCCCTCTCCAGAACCCGGAGCCCATTGCAGTTACGCAGCCGCAGGATCTCCCGCCATTCCGGGTGCGCCGACAGGAACTCATCGATGGGCGGATTCAGTTGCGCCCCGAAGATCTCCGTGTCGTGCATAAGAATGTAGCGGCCCACCTTGCCAGCATGCCGGGCGAGTTCGCTCTGCAGTTGCTCGGTGGTATGGTCGGTGTCGATGAAGAGGAGGTCCGTCGGCTTGATGTCTATCTCCAGGGCATCCCCCACGATGAAAAAGAACTTGGTCTCTTTCGGGATGGCTGCTTGTACCTCACCAAAGGCGGGATCGCCTGGGGCGATGTCTACGCTGATGACTACCTTCGGCCTGCCCGCCAGAAGCGCTACCGTCGAGTTGCCGCCACGCACCCCGAACTCAGTCACCGACTCGCACAGGCTGGCGAAATAGCGCAGCACCGGCAGGAGTTCGTGCATGTCGCTCGGCTGCTGACACCGCTGGTCATAGAGGGCGTCAATCATGGCTTCCTCGCTATGGCGAATATGCCAACCGGGCCGACTCCTGGCAGCTCGCCCTCCGTCTCAATCCTCACCACGACCCAGCCCGCATCGCTTATCAGTTTGTCCAGCCCATCCGGCGTGAACCGCCAGTAGTCAGGGCGGCCATGAATCGGGAAGGCAAAGACGGTCGTCAGAATCAACAGGCTGTCCTCAGCCGCCACCCCCCACATACCGAGAAGGGCGTCCATTGGGCAGGCGACGTGCTCCAAGGTCTCACAGCAAACGATGGTCTTGTAGAACTCCTCCTTGACCCACTGACCGCGGCACTCCTCGATGTCGCCGACCACGTCCACGCCGGGGCCGCCCTGAAGGTCCAAGCCCAGGTAAGGTTCAGGGAAGAGGGGGCGCACACTCCCGTTCACATCAAGAGCCCCGACCTCTAGGATCGGGGCTCGGGGCTTCTCACGGGCCACGACGGCCTGCACCCAGTTGAAAACCTCTGGTCGCATGATCACGTCCTGTGCCACACGATGTAGTCAGAGCGAACACGCTTGAGTCCGACATCCGGTTCGTTCATGTCGCCCTCACTGTCGAGGGTGACATTGATGACCGCTGGCGTACTTGTCTTGTTCCGCCAGTTCTCAAGGGCAAGGGAGACTTGCGCTGCTACGGCCTTCACGCCGGCATAGTCTGAGGCCCACGAATCGATCTGGTAGCGAGCCCGGACTACATCATGGTCTGCCCCCATCGCCCTCTCCAGCGGCCCATCGATTTTCTGGTAGGTCACGGCTGGCAGTGTCCCGCCCTGGGGCAATTCCAGTGGGTAGACACGATTCGCGACAAGGGTCACTATCGTACTGAGCCTGGTGAACAGCACCGCCTCCACAGTCACCGTGTCGCCCTCAGAATCAAGTCTTTCAGCGCCTCGCCGATCTCCACCCGCACGGCGTCCTTCTGCTCGTCAAGCGCAGGGCGTAGGTAGGGATGGGCAGGGATGGTACTCGTGCCGAACTCCTGGGCTGGCCCGTACACCACATTGGTCCCCACCAGCACATGCGCCCCGGTAGGCGAGGCCGCGTTGCCGCCTATGTCTGTGCCGTCCGACTCGGCCAGTTCCGACTTGTCGCTGTGCCCGCCGATGTGAATCGACCGGCGCAGGTTGCCCGTCTTAACTGGGGCCTTGCGCTTGGCCTCGTTCTGGACCAGGAGCGCACCGGACACCACGGCCGCCTCTAGCAACCGCCCGCTCATGTCATCACCGAGCCGCCTGAGCTTTCGCACCAACTCCTTGTCGCCGGTGATCGTGACGGTTACCGCGCCCATCACACGCTCACAATCCGCAGCCGGAGCCGCGTCGTGATGTGGTGGGAGTCGTGCTCCACGCCTGCGATGTCGTACGTGGTCCCGTCTATCACGGCCCGGTGTACCGGCGTCACCGTCTGGTAGTCGCCGGCCAGGATCGCCGTGTGCGTGGTCTCAGCCACCGTCATGTTAGGCGAGGCCCGCTCGGCCGCACTGGCGGGGGCGATGGCGCACGGTATGTCTACGTGTAGGGCCAGGTTCGCCCACGTCTCCGCCGGGTCCCCATAGGTGTTCTGAGCCCGTGTCACCGTCTGGATCGTCGCCAGCGACGGGAAGAAGGTCTCCTCTAGGTGCTCAAGGAGATGAGGGTGAATCAGTCCGGGCATATCTCGGCCACTAGGAACTTCGGAGTCTGTTCCGCCATCCTGTCTGCAAGGGAGGGTGAGACTACCTTTACTCGGCGGCAGACCCAAACCCACAAGATGGCCAGCCAGATTCGGCGTACCCGAACATTGATTGTCAACTCGCTCGGTGCCATCTCAGTCCTCATCCCGTAGGGCCTGCTTCTCTATCCGTTCCCGCTGTGAGAACACGTCCACCGGCATCTCGGCGATATCCCACAGGCCCGTCATGTCGCCGTAGCCCTCGGTCACCTGGCGCCGCAGTTCCTTGGCGTGGGCACGCAGGGCATCCGCTACCTTCGCGCCGTCGGTCTGGAGGTCAAGCAGCTTCATCACCTTCAAGACCAGTGCCTCAGACGAGGCGATCACATCTACTGCCTGAGCCGCCGCGAGCCGCACGTCGTCAGCTTCCAGGGCCAGGAAATCGTCTATCTCCGCATCCTGGAAGATGGCGTTGGCAACGTCGGTGTCGGTTGTCAGCAGGCGCACGCGGTCGCGGTTGGTGCCGCTACCTGGCGTGTAGGTGGCGACCATAGGCCCCTCCTATCTTGGGTGCCGGCCCTTGTTGCGCCGGGGTTTTGACGCTGGCGCAGGGGGCTTCACCGGCTCGCGCAGTTCCGTCAAGCCCTCCGGTGTAGCCGAAGGGCGCAGGGCCTTGATGTCGGCTCTCTGCGCCCTCAACTCGTCAAGAATCGCCTGAAGGTACTGCTCCTCCCGCGTCACGGGAGAGGGCAGGTTCTCTTCAGCCATGACCTACCGCCTACGTGCTCACCTGAGCGTAGCAGTAGCGCCGGTCCACCCGCGTCCCGCCGTGTACGTCACGCACCCGGTAGAACACGTTGTCGGTGGCGAAGTCGCCGTCGAACGGGCTGATCGGCCCGCCGCCGACGGCTACCTTGTCCGACGCCTTCATGCAGATCTCCGGGTCCTCGTAGCCGCGCAGGAAATCCATCTGGATCGCCCGGCCATCCGCCAGGTCGGCGAACAGATACCAGGTGCCGTTCCTGTTCGCGCTCACGTCGATGACGGGCAGCAGCGGGTCAACGTGCAGCACGAGCCCCAACTGGGAGACCACGTTGACCGTGGGCAGTGGCACAGCCGCCGCCGCCGTGGCCGCGTAGGCCATCAGGGCGCTCGTGAGGATCGCCCGTGCTGTGAACTCCAGGGCCGGCGGCACTACCAGGTGCTTGCCACGGATGCCCAGCGGGCGCCCGTTGACATCAGTCTGTGCCGCCATCAGGCCCAACGTGACCTGTAGGTTGCCGATGGTCAGCGGCAGGGCGCCTACGTTGGTGATGAGCTGCCCATCGGCCACGTCCGCCAGGGCCGCGCCGAACAGTAGGGCATCCGGCCCACCCGCCGACGCGATCATGTCGGTCACGTTGTAGGCCCGCGTGTAGAGCACGCTAT